ACTTTATCGTATTCTGTTAAAGGTATATTTGGTTCTGCCATTATTCACTTATTCCATCGCTATTATTATCACAAGGTGGAAACTCTGCGTAAGGTGCGATACATCTGTTTATTGCGTCTGGTACTCTAATTCTAATGCTACCTGCCCAACCTGCAACATAGTCATCGTAGGCTTCTTCAAATGGGGTCATTTGAACTGGATAGTCAATATCCAAATTACAATAACACTCCATTCCTGTTGCGTATTTAAGTTGTGCGATTACATCTTTAAGAATATCTAAAGTATCACTTGTCGTATCAATTTGATTATCAAAGTTCTTGGTATTCATTATATCCATTATAAGGATATTAAAGTCATATACACTCTCTCTACCATCTGTTGTAACACTATCAGTTATTACCCACATTAAAGGGTAGTATGGTGACCTTCTTGGGTCATTCTCAACCTTTAATCTTGATTCAGTATCATAGATAAGTTGTTCGATGGAACCTTGACCCCACGATTGTATTTGTTCGTGATATTCTCCTAATTGACGGAGTAAATCTAAAATCTTTTTGTAGTTATAATAACCAACGCCGTTTGCCATATTATTTGTATTTGTTAGTCATCGCCATTCGTTGTTGTTCTCTTGCTCTTATCTCACCGATGTCTTTTTGATATGATAAATAGTTCAACACGAATATTAATGGATATTTTGTTATTTCTTCAATCTTGGTAATATCTTCGTCAGCCAAAGATACAAGTGTCCCAAACCAACCCCAAAACCTATTAAAACTGATAGTTTCACGGACAGCCATATCATCTTCATCACCAGCTTCGCCTGTAGCCAAGAAGAGCCCCTCAAACCTCCTCGTAATATTCTGTCTAAACGCAAAAAAAAACTCGTGGCTCCATTTAGGTACCTGACTGGTAATTGTTTGAACTCCTCTGCTTTTAATTGGATTTTTTTAGAATCGTATGGTAGATAGTTTCCTTTATCATCTACTTCTCTGTATAACATAGCCATCAATAAGTGCATTTCTTTTTTCTTCTCTATTGGTGTCTTTGTTAAGAATGTGTCTATGTCTATGAACTCACCGAATGTTAGGTTTGGTAAATCTATGAACTTGTAATGTTTTCCCTTAAACTCTATTTCATTTTTGAACTCATTAGATTTTTCCATTAAGAATACTGATAGTTCAGTTGTTGCTTTAACAACATCAATAGCATCAGCGTTCTCTATTTCTTCTTCTGTAAGTCCTGTAACCATAGACATAAGTTTAATACTAAACTCACGCTCATCAGTCCATTCTTGTAATGCGATTATTTTAGACCAAGTTTCAATATCTGGTTCTTTTACCTCATACTCTTTTCCTTTATATTTAAGATTCAACATATATTATAAAATATCTTTAGTTTAATTTTTATTCACAACTCTTTTATTCTTACTTTGGGTTTTATCATCAGCCCATCTACAATTTGTAGGTTCGTAATTCCCATTAGGGTCTATTCTATCAAGAGTAAAATATTGGGGTCTATTACCCATATCTTTTAAGAAGTTCTCAAATGAACTTACCCATCTATCACAAACAATTATTCCACGACCACCATAGTTATTCCAATCTTTATTTTTTGGATTATTACATCTTGTCTTCATAGCAGACCAACTAAAATATTCTGGTGAAGATTTAACATATCCACCTTTGTTTGAGTGTCCGTGCTTTAGATTACTTTTTCCATTTAGTATTCTTTTTTCATTATTTAAGCAACCACAACTTTTAGTATGTTGTGATATGTAATGTTGATAAAATAAATCAATCGTATTACCACATTCACAAATACATCTAACTCTTTTTTTAGAACCTGATTTATACCTTGTTGGTTCAAGTTCAGCAATTATTTTTAATCTTGTTTCCATATTACAATTATAATAAAAAATTATCTAACAACATAAGTTCCATAACTTGCTTTTTTCTTGAATGAATGATAGGATAAGGCTAATGATATTACACAGTCATCGTGGAACCCATTAGGAGCTCCATACTTGACCTTCCTTGACTTGGGTGAGTATTCGTATGTAAAAACAGATAGTTCCTTGTAAAGGTCTGCATTTAACTCTGGTGATGATAGTTTAATCTTCTCCTCATTTAAGGACATAATCAAATCTTCTATTAGGTTTTGTTTTGAGTCGTTACTTGTTACGAATGGTTGAACTCCTGGATATTGTTTTCTTATCTGTTCGTATAATACATCACCAATACTATTCACCTCTGCATAACATACTGGTTTCCATTTCCTCAACATAGCAACAACTTCACTAATGATGATGTCCCAACTCTTTTGTCGCTCTCTATAAAAATCAACCATCTCTCCTCTTGAGTTTAGTATGGTTAGAACGGTATAGTCATTCTGTCTTCCAAAGTCTAACCCCGCATAATACTTCAAATCATCTTCTTTTTTTGGATAGTTCTGTAATACACAATTCGTTTTAATACTAGCGAATACCTCACCTCCATCATCTATGAACTCTGCTAGTATTTCTTGTTTATAAATTGAGTCAGGTAAGGACATCTTTGCTTCCAATAGTTCTTCTTCTGTAATGAATGGGGTGTCGAATGATGTTGCGTGAAATGTTTTGTATTGAGGGTATTCATCACCATAACCTCTCATAGCTAAATTGTAGAACCAGTTTCTACCCTTTGGTGTTGATATGAATAATACCTTCTTACCTTGAACCAATACTGTTGGTCTCAATACTGTATTCCATACTTCATCTTTGATGTAAGCACTCTCATCTACCACAAGATAATTTAATGTATAACCTCTTAATGTATCCTCTCGTTCCCCTGACCTGAAATAGATTACTGAACCATTTATAAAAGTTATTGTTAATTCACTTTTGTTGATTGACTTGGTAAGTCCTGTCCCTGCTATTGTGTTGGTAAGTTCTGTGAATACTTTTTTTGCTTGTGAATAAACTGGTGAGACCCACATACTAACTGAACCATTATCTTCTAATGCCCACTTGAGTATAAGGTTCATAGCAGTAAAAGACTTCCCTGCCTGACGACCGAAACAACCTATAATATATTTGGTTATATCATCGGTACAAGCATCAATAATTTCTCGTTGTTTTGATGTAGGGGTAAATCCTTGAACTTCTATTTGTTTATTCACTCGGTTCTCCAAAGTTTAATTTGATTGATGTACCTCTTACTTCAACCTTATCAGGTTCATTTAATCCCTGTAGTTTAGCTAAATCATTTAATGATTGTCTTGCGTTGGTAAGGTCTCTTTGTTCTATTGCTTGTGAGTAGATGTCCCAATACTTCTGTGTGTGTTTCAGGATTAGTTTATCCTTCTCTAACTCAAACTTCTTTTTAATAACATTCCAACAACTTAACCAGTATTCGTTTGCTTGGGGTTTAGATATTTCTTTACCCTTACAATACTCAACATATTCTGTGTAAGACAAATGTTCGTCCAAAATATGTTTGATTGATTGGTTGATGAATGTTCTTCTCTCCACATTAGTCATTCTATGTTTGTGAGAACCTTTAGGTCTTCCTGGTGGTTTCTTATAAGGGTCTTGTGGTATATCCCCGTCCTCTATGTAGTTGTGTTCCATAATGATTGTTTTGTTTCTCCTGATGTCTGTTTATATCGTTCAAGAGCTTCTTCATATATTTTTTTCTTTATTGCTTCAACAGCTATGATGTCCGCTTTAACTTGAACTCTTCTTTGTTGTATTCTTTTGTTGTGAGACTTACGGCCTCCTCTTACTTTACTTCTTGGCATATTATCGTTTTTCTAATTTCCAAATGAACCCACCACGACTATCAAACTTTGTTCTGTTGTAGGTTCTCATTATGTCTCCGTCTTGGACTCCTGTTGCTTTTGATGCTTCCATTCTATTCTTGTAGTCAGCTATGTAGTTTCCATCAAGGTCATATTGAACTATTCTATACTGGTCTAACTCCTCACCACTAATTCTCTTCTTACTGAACTCCGCATATTTCTCGTTGAGTTCCATACCGATATATTCTCTTTTAAGTTCTTTACAAGCTAATCCTGTTGTTCCTATTCCACTAAAAATATCCAAGACGACATCACCTTCATCTGTTAGTAAGTTGATATAATATTTTGGTAGGTCTTTATAGAATGGTGCGGGGTGTTTGATTGTGTTGTCTCTTGCGTGTCCTGCTGTGTGGAACCTAACTACATTATCTGGTCTTACCTTATTTGCAGAATAATCTTTTATTAAACTACTATCTTTTTGTCTATGACCGTCAATAATAATTCCGTGAGCCTTAACAGTCCAGGGATATTTCCCCCTGCTCTTTGTTGCTTCTGCTGGGTCTTGTAATACCCTATCCATATAGAACTTTAGTTTCTTTTGGTCTTTAACAAAATGGAATATAAACTCTGTGGTATTTCTAAATCTTTTTGTTCCACCATTTGGTATTCCATTCATCTTATGCCAGATATAAGTGTCGTAAAACTTTAACTTGGTTTCCTTTTGACTCCTGTAGATTAGTTCGTAGATAAAGGGGTTTCTTAACCCCGCCTTACAAGTATCGTTTATGTTTAGTATGAAACTACCACTTGGCTTTAAGACCCTCTGTATCTCGTTAAAAATGGGTAATAACCAATCACAATAATCTTGAGGTTTCTGTATGGAAATGTTCTTACCATAATTTACAATATCAGCATAGGGTGGTGAGGTGATGATAAGGTCTATTGAATTATCAGGTAGTTCTTTAATCAACTCAAAACAATCTCCTATTTTAATATCGGTCATTAGTATATTATGGATTAAATTATTTAATTTGGTCTTTTTTTAATTCTAAATGAATTATTCTATAAATAAATACGGGGCAAATTATGAAAAGTTCATAACTCAACCCCGTAAAACTAAAATGGGAGCAATTTTAGTTGTATAATGTAGTATATTTTATCTTTAATCTTTTTGCCATATTAACGAAACATTTACCACAACCTGGTTGTTTTTTCTCATTAAATACTCTGTTATAAAAATTATAGATGTATTCCATCTCTTGTCTTGGAATATTAAACTTATCTAATAATGGTAAGACTCTATCGAACTCATCTTTGGTAAATGGTCTTGTTTCCATCGTCATTTCTTTTGGTTTCTTACAGGTTTTGCAAGGTTGTTTAACAGTATTCATAATTCCATCTTTTTCTGTGTCTTATTGAGTTTATATGTTTTCTTGATACACCATATAGTTTTGCTATTTCAGTATCAGTAAGTTCTGTACCTGCACATAGAACTCTAATTTGTCTTACTTTCTTTTTTGTTAATTTAATCTGTCCCATCTTGGTATTCTACCCATTTTTGTTTTACCCATAACTTCATTTCATTTATGGTGTTTCTTATTGAATATCTTGGTATTCTGGTCTTTAGATGTATAGGTTCAATCTTCTTGTGTTCCATATACATCTTGAATAGTCCGTAGTTATACCAAAAGTTTTTATTTGTTTCTAATTCTTTATCTAATGTTTCATTCAACCATTCCATACTTGGTGTCTCTTGGTAAAGTTCTTCTTTAACTTGTAAATCTGTGTTGAACTCTTGGTATTTGTATTTGTTATAGGTTCTTTGGAATAAAGAATTATTAGAATAGAATTGGTTTTGTATTGCTCTAACAAAAAAATAAGTCTGCTCTTTTATTGGTAGAGCTTTATATTTCTCATTCTTATCTAATTGGAGTAGTACATCGTGTAATAGGTCTTCAGCCTTATCACTATCCTTTGTAATCTTTATGACTATTTGTCGGTATTTGTTATATTGCTCCTCCATACTATTTTGTCCCAACTACCTCGTTTGATTACGCTGCTGATATAGTTTGATGGTAGGTGATACTTTTTCATTATATCCCAAGTCGTCAATTTACCAGCTCTGTAGTTGATGATGATTTCAGTTTTTATATCATCAGTTAAACCATACTTATTCTTATTCTTATAAATAGTGCGATTTTTATGATTCTCCGCAATACTCACACATCTTAAGTTAGATAAGTTATTATTCAAGATATTACGGTCTATGTGGTCTATAGTCATTCCACATTCACAATCGTTGAATGCTTCATATATCAATCTTGAAACCTTCTTGGTATATTTCTTTTTGTTATAGAATAAGGATACAACCTGATATTCTCTTGAGTCAATATTTTTGGATTTTAATACCTTACCATTCTTTTCTCTACGAATAAGTCCTGTGTTGGAAGCCTCATAATTAGGAAAAGAGGGTATTACCCTCCATTCAATTTCATTATTCATTCTCAAATAATTTTTGTAGGTAGTCATCAATCTTACCTAATGTATCGTTTATTTCTTTTGTATTTCCGTTGATACAATAATCTACTAATACATTTGATATTCTAACCATCTCCTTTAACTTGAGTGGTTTGTTGATTTGTTTGCTATAGTCCATTACGAACTTTAACATAGATTGGGATACGATAATCCTTTGGGTGTCTTGCTGTGCCATTTTTTTATTTATTAAATTGATTTATTATATTCTAAATTAAGGTAAGATGATTCATAAAAATCTCTAACTCTCATTTTATCTTCGTAGTTGTAGATTTGTATTTGTTCTACTTGTTCTTTTGTAGATTTAATCTTGTTACTGATTATTTCTTCTACATTCCATTCTTGTAATGTGTCCCCGCTGATTAGTAATGTCTTCATAATTGAATAGGTTTTACAGGGATTTCTACTATGGTTGTATAACCACCAGCTTCATTTGGATATGAACTCTTGGTGTATTTTGCTAATTCACCATAAAGATTAGTAATTTCGTGAGCGTGGATACATTTATCATTTTCCATAACTCTTACAATAATAAAGTTTTTTTGTTTGTTCTTTTTCATATCTATTTTTTTTGATTTGTTATTTATATTACAAATATACATCAGTTTTTTTAATTAGTCAAGTTCTACAGAATATATTTTTATATTTTTTTTTAGAACCTTTATCTCCGTGTTTCTAATATAAATATAGGCATAGAATACCAAAAGTCAAGTCCTACAAAAATAAATATAAAAATATTTTGCCAGTAAGTTATAAATCCTTATCTTTGATGTATGATAAAGAAACAACTACTCGCAGAAATTAAATCAATTAACGAATGGAATTATTTGTATGTATTGGGATTGAACTATAATGTTCGACAGTTAAGAGCTTTCTTGAAGTCTATTACTCCATAGCAGACATAAGTTGTCCGTCTGGACTATTCTTGTCTATGCGTGTGATGTGTAAGTTCTCAAGAGAACTCATTAGATACTCTATCTTGTCCTGATATTCTTGAAGTGATAGATTATGTATATCTATCTTATGAATGTCTAATTTCAATTCTAAATGAGTTATGAAGATATGTGCTATTGTTGAACCATATTCTCTTTTAAGCTTCTTATAAGATTGCATCATAAAATAATCAAACTCATCTTTTTCAACAAACATATTGATAAGTTCTTTATTGATACATTCCATAGGAAACTTATAGGTAGTATTATCCTGTACTATAGATTCCAATAAAGGTGATAATGTTGAATGGTTACTCATATAAAAAAGAGGAGGCTAGTAAAAAAAAATAATTGAATAATTAAAAAATGGTATGCAAAAGACCTAGCCCCCTCTGGCTATTAAACAATACTAAAATCAACAACGATATTCTCATCGTTTAATTTATACTTTATACTCATACCTATAAGGTAATCTGTAATTTTAATCTCACTCTCTAATAACAAGTAACCTTCAATACCTTCTAAACCTAAATTATAAAAGTATCTTTGTCTTGCTCCGTTAAATCTTTTTTCAACTTTAATTAGTTCGAAGTAAGTAATCTCTTTGGAATGTGATTTTGCCATATAATATAAATATCTAAATAATTAAAAAAATCTAATCTTTAATAAAACCAATAACATTTTGTCTATTATCTTCTAGTTGAATTAAGTTTTTAGTTAATAATTTATCTTTTATTTCTTTATGCATTTGTTCTAACCATTCGTTATGAGCATTTAATCGTTGAAGTGAAGTCATCTTACTATTATTACCTTTTTGGAACTCTTGTAATTTCATTATTATATCTTTTTTTTATAAGTATAATATTTCAACTTCGTATAATCAATTAAGCAGACCTCTAGTTCCCTTGTTTTTTTCCTCACCCAATAAGTTTCATAAGACCAGTTCAAGTATTCCCCCATATCTTATTTATCCTTATTGACCTTTTTCGTAGCAGGTATGTCTTATTCCTATTTGGATTATTCCACCTGTAAGACCCATACTCTCGTTCCGTGCCGATTATACCCTCTGGGCGATATTAAACCTTTTTCTGTCGGTTCAACTACAATAAAAAAAACTGATACAAAAATAAAAAGGAGAACATTTGACTACCACGCCAGTCTGTTCTCCAGTTTAAGAATATATCAGACTGGCGTGGTAGTCAAAT